ATCAAAAGATAAACTAAATCAAGACACAATTCAATACTATAATGATCTTGCTCAGTTGTATGAATACAATAAGTGGATTCATGATCAGTTTGAGAAAGGAAACATTATTGGAATTTCTCTAAAGAAGGCAGGAAAATCTGTAAAGAGAGAAGTTGTTTCCAGTCCAGACATTGGAACGATTGCAACGTATGCTGATGTAGAAGTAGAAGTTACTAGTGTAGATTATCTTGAGACTAATGCTAAGTGTCTAATCTACTTTGATGTTACTGGATTTCCAAAAACTTATAATTTAGATGCCAGAGGATTTGAAGAGTCTGGTAAAGTTGCTGATATTCAAATTCAGTTAATGAAAACAAGAGTAGGATCAACATCAGCACATGGTAAGGTGACACTGCCAGCAACTGAAGTGATTGCAAAACTCTCTTCAGCAAGACTGCATTTTACTCAGTTGGGTAGATTGAGAAGAAAAATTTTTGGAGAGAATCCTAATAATGGATTCATGCCGTATTCATGGGTTCAAAGCAAAATGAGAACTCAGGAGATGGTTGATCGTATAGCAGATCAGGTGGCAGAATACATCAACACCCTCTCCAACGGCGAGCACAGCAGTGGACACATTACAAAGTATCTCAAGGACACCCCAAGAGTCTCTGCTTTTGATAAAATGAAGTATGTCAAAAACAAGATCCAGTCCTATGAGATCGGATACATGCTCGACTCTGCCTCTGGTCACATCTCCGAATCAGTTCAGCAGAACATTTTGAAGTCTATGTATTTCTACGCAGGATCAAAAGCATTCATGGTCTTTAATAACCAAAAGGCAACAGTCTTCATGCAGTCCAGTTCTTATCTCAAGTTTGGTGGTTGATCAATGGCAAAGAATCTACACCTAGAGCACATCGAAGACCTCATGCTTATGTTTGGGGAAGAGGGAGTCAAAGAATCATTTTCATACATTGATGACCTAGTGCAAACTTTTTCTGGGGATCCAAAAAATAGTAGAAAGTTTTCTACAAAGTGGGATGGGTCACCTGCTATCTTCTGTGGACCAGATCCTGAGGATGGACAATTCTTTGTTGCAAAGAAAGGTATCTTCAATAAAAATCCTCAGTTGTTTAAGTCTGTGGAACAGATCAATGAAGATAAGATTGCTCCAGGACTTAAAAAAGTATTTGAGTATGTCTTCAAGTATATGAAACCATTGTATGACAATGGTAAGTTAAAAGATGTTGTTCAAGGAGACTTCCTCTATCACGAAGGAACTAGAAAAGTTGTAAGAGATGTTCATGGTGAAGATTGTGTAATCTTCAAACCTCAACTGATTAGTTATTGTATTCCAGATCATGATACTCTATATGATACTGCTAAAGCATGTAAAGTCTGTGTAGTTATCCATGCTAAGTATCCTAACAATGGTGCTAAGAGTGTTGCTGACCTGTCTGTAAACTTTGGTTTTGATGCATCAGATAAGTCAACGAAAGATCTTCTCATCCTATCTCCATTTACTTCTGAGTTAGGTAGATCATCTATGATTACTAATGCAGAGAAAACACAACTGATGAATTGGAAGCGAACAGGATCAAGACTTCTTCCTCAGTGTGCTGATTTCTTAAATGAGATTGCTCCTTCTCATGATGATCCTTGGGGTCTTGCTTACTTCCTCAAGCAATACTTTAATGCTAAAGTTCGTCAAGGACAAGCAGTAAGTAGTGCTGCACGATTCTATCAAGAATACTGCAACTACTGGGAAGAGAAGTTTCGTAAGAAAATTGGTAGTCTAAAGCAAGCACCAAAGATTGCAGAGTGGAAAGCAAAAATGTATGCTGGTATGGATGTTCTCGAAGCAAATAAAAGAGACTTCCTTGCAATGGTTGCACTATATAATACTATACAAAATATTAAAAACATCTTTGTTCCTAAACTTGAAGCAGGGGAGAGATTCCGAACCTATTATTATGATGAAAAGACAGGAACATATGAAGTTGGTAACCAAGAAGGATACGTTGCTATTCGTGAATCAACTAATGCTGTTAAGTTAGTTCAACGTCTTGGTGGATTTAGTCAACGCAACTTTGAAGAAATCAAATCCTGGGCTAAGAAATGAAGAGAGTAGTATTTACTTGGGGTAGATTTAATCCTCCAACAATCGGTCACGAAAAACTTATTGAAAAAGTTGCTTCGGTTGCTAACGGAGATGACTACTTCATTTATCCTACTCACACTCAGAAGAGACCAAAGGATCCTCTCCCATCAGATAAGAAAGTGGAGTGGATGAAATTGATCTATCCAAACCATGCAAAAAATATTATCTACGATAGAGAAGTAAACACTTTCATTAAATTGTTACAAAAACTTCAAGTAGAATATGATGATGTAGTATGGGTTGCTGGATCTGATAGGGTATCATCATACCAAGAACTTTTAAAAAAATATAATGGAACTGAATTTACATATAGGTCAGCAGAATGTGTGTCTGCTGGAGAAAGGGATCCAGATGCAGAGGGTGCTGCTGGTATGTCTGCTAGTAAAATGAGAGCAGCAGCAAAAGATAAAAAAATTCAAGATTTCTATTCTGGCATTCCTAACACACTAAAGGATGCTCAGAAATTAGAATTGATGAAACAAGTTCGTAAAGGTATGGGATTATGAGAAATTTTAAAAAACTTAGAGAGCAAGCACTGCGTCAGCAACAAAGACATGAAGAATTTTTTCAAGAAGGTGATGCGGTTATGTCTGCATTGACTGGTGAGAAAGGTGTGATTAAACGTGTAGGTGGTAACTATGCCATAGTAATTTCTGAATCAGGTCAGATGTTTCGCTCATGGATAAAAGATATCCGTCATGTCAATGTTACAGATTCTATAAATAAAGAGAGGAAAAGAAGTATCTTCGACAATAATGGAACGTCAAAAACCAACGACTAGTGTTCAGCATAATGACGAGTTCTCTAGGGCTCTAATTGAATCTTATGGTAAGTGGACTAAAGGTGCAGGATTCGGTTGGCATCTTCATGAAGAAGGTATTCCTGCCGAGCAGAAGCAAGGCGAGGAACAACCTACCCGTGAAGGCGGTGCTGATGCTTCCACATCAATCCCTGATCTTGCTGGTAGTGAAGAGAAGAGTGATGAAGGTGAAAAAGATATCAAAGCGAATGCAGGTGCTCCTGATCCTGCTACCGATTTACGTGTTGGTGCAGGCGTCAAACAATCTCACGGAGCAGAAATTCGCGACACCACGAAGGTGGTTGCGAAGGAGTCGTGTGATACCTGCTCTAACTGCGGAGGGAAAGGGTGCTCCAAGTGCCAGACGGAAAGTAAGAATAGTGTGAAGAAAGAAAAAGCAGTGACTGAAGGCAAAGGTCTCTACGCTAATATCCATGCAAAGAGAAAGCGTGGTGGTTCTCCTGCTAAACCAGGAAGCGATGCTTACCCTGCTAAGGATGCATTCAAGAAGTCTGCTAAGACTGCTAAGAAAGAAGCAGTATCGTTTGAACTAGATGGTGTTGAGTATGTCTTTGAAGCAGAAGTAATTGAAGAAGGCATGAAGACCGCACGTAAAAATGTCGGTGCTTCTACATGCTGGAAGGGATACAAAGCATCTGGCACCAAGAAAAAAGGTGGCAAAGAAGTTCCTAATTGTGTCAAGGAAGGAAAGAAACTTGATGCTGTAGGTAAGGAAGACAAGGACATCGATAACGATGGTGATCATGATAAGTCTGACAAGTATCTCCTAGCACGTCGTAAGAAAATTTCTAAGGTCATTGGTGCCAAGAAAAAAGGCATGAAGGAAGAAACCGAAAAAAAGTAAAGAAGCCAGTGGTTGAGATCATGCCTGAACTAGATGACGGCGAACCAGATCCTAAACCAATGAAACCTGGCAAAAAAGATAAAAAGGATAAATAATTCATGCCCTATGACATGAACCAATGTTATCCTTTCTACTTCCATTAGCATCCAAAATTATTAAAGATGCAGTCGCAAACATTCCAGACAATGAAGAACTTGGTGAGAAGATGGTTGAGATCTGTCTTGTTATTCTTGCTAAAGCAGTTAAGTTAACCAAGACTGATATGGATGATCAACTTCTTGAAGTTGTATCTGCCGCAATTAAGAACCGAGAAGAGTGATAATACGGGGAGAGGTTGTGCCTCTCCTTTTTTTATAAATAATATGAGAATCGAATAGTCTACTGGAGATCCAATGTCCCTATACGGAAGAACGGACAGCAACGCTAACAAAGCCAAAGCAGGCATTGGAGTTGCTGCATCCGCACAAGCAAAGCAAACAATTTTTATTGACGACACCGAAGCAGCACTGCCAGCAAACAAAGCGCGTGGTTTGAATGCTCCTGGTTGGTGGTCTTACTTTACATACACCGATTGTGAAGGTAACACCCGTCATAAAGCAGAGATGCTAGTAACCATTGCTGGTCCTGACCTTAATGCTAACGAGACTCAGGCAGATGATGCTGCTGCAGCAGACGTAAGTGTATTGATTGACATCCAGACAGAACCAGCAGATACTGCTGTTGCTGTTGGTGCTGCTCTACAACTTGTTCTTGCCGCTACCGCTACTCCTCCTGGTGATGCCTCTGTTCTCACCTTCCAATGGCAGAAGAAGTCTGGTAAGAAATGGGCAAACGTTTCTGGCGCTACCAGCACAACGTTTGATGTTGCTACCTATGCAGAATCTGATGCTGGTTCCTACCGCGTCAAGATCAACTCCACTAATGGTGCTACAGAGAAAATCTCTGCTGTTGCTGTTGTAACTACTGCCTGATAGGGAATGATCTTCGATGAATTGACACCAGATAACTGGTTATTTTTTACGATTAAACATTATGATAATCCTCAATCAGTTACCTATGGTGATTTTGAAGAAGATCTAAATAGGATTAGGTATATTAAACGTTTATTCAAACGATATGAGACCACAGGTGAATTAAAAACTCACCTGATTCTTAATCATATTATAGTAATGTATAATGTATTTGATGACGCTGCTACGCCTCTACTTTTTTACAAGATAGAGGCTACGCATTGGTCATACTTAAAAGCATTCATGCTTTTTCTAAATAGATTACCACCAACCCTTAATACCAAAGTAGACCAAGAATGTCTGAAGCAACTGAATCTAATCTAAATGAAATGATGTTGGGAAATGGCAGTGGTCTTGCTATGCCCCCTGCATTTGTATTTGTAAATACAAAAGGTCAACGAAAGTATAAAAAGAATAATCAAGATAAAGTAGATGGTCGTACCGCAGGTGCGAAAAACATGCTCTCTCGTATTAACCAAAGAAAGATGAAAGAACAAGTAGAAGAAACAATTATTTCTGAAGCTGTGCCCTCAGAAACTGAGAGAGCACAGAAGCAAATCCAGCAAGGCAAAAAACTTGGACGCCAGAAGGATATGCAGAAGAAGAAGAAGGAAGCAAAAGAAAAAATGCAGTCCAAGACATCAGAAATGGACACCCTGATGAAAGCACGTTTGTCTGACTTTAAAAAGAAAGCAAGCGATCAACAAAAAAAAGTCCAGAAAAACTCTTTTGAAATGACAGGTGATACTATGATTCATGAAAATACTGACGCACTAGAAGTTGCGCTGCAAGTTGCAACACAGGAACTAAATCCTCAGGGAGAATCTTCCTTTGCTAAGATTGATTTTTCTGATGGCACTACACAAAACCTAGATAGCTTCTCTGCTAAGCGCATTGCTGCTTGTTATGCACAATTGGATGAACCCAAGCAACAGCAGTTCCGTTATATGCTGAACAAAGATGCTTCTTCGTATCAATCTGCACTAGACTTCGCAGTTAGAAATGTATAAATACTTGAGTATTAATACGCACACTGGAATGTAAAATATATGGCATTCGGTCTTGGTAGATTAGCAGTATTAGAATCAAAACTCGATATTTATGAAGACCTCTCGAAAGAGATGCTTGACAAACTTGAAAGAGCAGTAGGTACAATCTCAGAAAACAGCAACAGAGTTGCTGTAATCTTGGAGCGTCATGAAAATCGTTTGGATGAATCCGAACGTGCTGATAAACTCATCATCGGTATGCTTGATGAGATGAAGGAAAGGCATGAAAAGGATCATCAACTGACTCAAGATAGGATTAGTAAGATCCAAAAGAAAGTGGATGCCAACGCAAAGTTTGTTGTCGGTGCTGGCGCTGTGCTTGCTACCCTTGTGGCAGTATTACAAGTGGTCCCACCTCTTGTAAAAGCATTGACACCTGGGTCTACCAATGCTATGATAGAAGGACCAAGACCTTTAGTACGTGAGTTATCTTGATAGCAAGTATGTCAGTCTGATTTCTTCGCAACTTGATAAGTTCGTAAAGAAGAACGACAAGACATATAATTTTCGTTGTCCCTATTGTGGCGACTCTCAAAAACATAAAAACAAAGCTCGTGGGTATCTTTTCAAAGTCAAGAATGACTTTGTGTTTAAGTGTCACAATTGTGGCATGGGCAGAACATTCACTAATTTTTTAAAAGATCACTCATCTCATCTTCATGATCAGTATGTCATGGAGAGATATAGAGAGGGATTGACTGGTAAAAATAGTCAAACTGCAAAACCAAAACTTGATTTCAAGAAACCAGTCTTTAAAAAATCAAAAGAGACAGGATTACAACCAATCTCTGCGCTAAATAGTTCTCACCCAGCGAGAGAATATTTACAGAATCGAAAAATTGAAGACTTAAATAGTTTTTACTATTGCCCCAAGTTTAAAGCATGGACTAACGAACAGAAGAAAACGTTTGATACGTTACGTCAGGATAGTCCAAGAATTATCATCCCATTAAGGGATAAAGATGGAACCATGTTTGGTTTCCAGGGAAGATCTCTTGCCCCTAAAGCTAAGATCAGATACATTACAATTATGCTAGACGATTCCATGCCTAAAGTGTATGGATTAGATCGTGTTGACCCCACCAAGGAAGTATATGTCACAGAAGGACCCTTCGACAGTCATTTCATTGACAACGCTATTGCTATGTGTGGTAGCGATGTTAACCTTAGCAGTTATGATTATCGATTCGTATACACCTATGACAACGAACCCAGATCGAGAGAAATTGTTAATAAGATTGCATCGACGATCAAGGCAGGGCATAAGGTAGTCATCTTCCCTAAAAGCATTAAAGAGAAAGACTTAAACGACATGGCACTCGCTGGACATGACGTTCAATCTCTGGTAAAATCAAACACTTACAGCGGACTAGAAGCAACACTTAAAATGAACGAATGGAAAAAGGTATGAGCACAATCAACGTAGAGAAGCGCGACGGGTCTATTGAACCTCTCAACCTTGAAAAGATTCACAAGATGGTTGAAGAGGCGACAGAAGGTCTCTCAGGAGTCTCTGCAAGTCAAGTAGAAATGCATTCCAATATTCAGTTTCATGATGGGATCACTACTGAGAACATTCAGGAGATTCTTATTAGATCTGCGAGTGATTTAATTAGTTTAGATAATCCAAACTATCAATATGTTGCTGCTCGACTTCTTCTCTTTGGTCTTCGCAAACAAGTATTTAATAAGTCTGTTTGGAAAGATGGTATGCCATCAGCATATGATGTTGCACTATATAATGCTACCATCAACAAAGTTTATGATGAAGAGTTGCTAGATAAATATAGCGACGATGACTGGGACAAAATTAATACTTGGGTAGATCATGGTAGAGACTATCTGTTTTCTTATGCAGGTCTACGCCAAGTTGTAGATAAGTATCTTGTCCAAGATCGAAGCAGTGGAGATGTGTACGAAACTCCTCAGTACATGTATCTGTTTATTGCAATGACATTGTTCGCGGAGTACCCTCTTGATACTAGACTCGATTATGTCCGAAGATACTACAACGCAATCAGCAAGCACAAAATCAACATTCCCACACCTATCATGGCAGGGGTGCGAACTCCACTTCGACAATTTGCTAGCTGTGTTCTTGTTGATAGCGATGACACCCTCGATAGTATCTTTTCTAGTGACATGGCGATTGGCCGCTACGTTGCTCAACGTGCAGGAATCGGTATCAACGCAGGCAGAATCCGTGGAGTCAACAGTAAGATCCGAGGTGGAGAAGTTGCACACACAGGTGTTATCCCATTCCTCAAAAAGTTTGAAGCAACTGTCAGATGCTGTACTCAAAATGGCATCCGTGGTGGATCAGCAACTGTCCACTTCCCAATCTGGCACCAAGAAATAGAAGACATTATTGTTCTCAAGAACAATAAAGGTTCAGAAGACAATCGAGTGAGGAAACTTGACTACTCAATCCAAATTTCAAAACTTTTCTACGAACGTT